CGAGCATTGAGCACACCCTTCCATAAGATAAATTGCTTATATTGGCGCAAGCCTTGTAGTCCATTGGGTAATACTAGCATATTGGCGCCCCCGATCCGTAACACACTAACTCACGTAAAGTCGTGGCCGTTTCAGGCTCATCGCCATTTTTTATCCCGAAGGTTACAACCCTATCCACACCCCGCCCGTGACGCCACAAATATCGAAGTACGGCGTCGAAGAGATACTCCATTTTAGAGTAATCCGACGTAATGAAATCCCGGGTAGCGGTACGCCCAGCATAGTCGTATTCATGTGTTATCTGTATTACCATTTTATCCATTGGCCACCTCAAACAAATCATAAATAGACTGGCCGCCAAGACATCTTAGTAGTGTTGAGCGGGTGCCTATAATGGGCAACATGTACTTTCGTGACGTAATGGTCACAAGGGTTAACCGGTCTATCGTCATCGCACCTAATACAAGTGCTATATCTTGGTGATGCCCCGTTAGAATGACTTGGACGCCATTGGTGTCCCTATATGAAATTTGCATTTAGTATTCCCCCTTTCCATTGGCATCCCATACGCGCGGTACGGGGCGCCCCTTGCCAAAAGCTTGCCGACATTGCCGCGCGTCGCACGCCAAGCGCTTGCGCCACGGCACGCCCACGGCTTGCCATATAGCGGAGCCCGGGTCACCACGGCGGGTACGGGAGCTTTGCCTGTGACCATATACGGCTAACCACTCTTGACCGGCCGCTTCGAAGCGCTCCGCTATATCCCTGTAAATCGCATTACAGGCATCAATGGCCCACGGGTGCAACGTGGCCGGGCCACCCCCGGGCGCCCATAAAGTGCTCCGGAGCCCTTCGACGCCTTCATAGTTACCGTCAATTTCAATACCTATTGTAGTGGGTGACAACCTTTGGGCGTGCCATATCATATCTTCTGGACGGTTAATCAGTATCGGGGTGCCCAAACGGCTAACACCATAATGGGCGTTGACACGACTCCAACCCAAAGGCTGTAACGGCATTTCACAACCCGTTTGATGTAAAGTTACACCGATTATTGAACTCCAGGGGCGCAAGTGCGCAAATAACTTAGGTGGTTTGTGCGATTTTGATATATCGTGAATACCTAAATCGTCAACAGACGCATGACCCGGCTCACCGTTGGCCTGGTTTAAAATCGCTCGCCACGTTATCGGCCCAACAATTCCGTCTTGACAAACACCAAGCGATTGTTGTAAATCATGAACCACGCGGTCAGTTTGTAGCCCAAACACGCCGTCATTATCGCCGTAGTCGTACCCCAGTAAATCACCGAGTTCTTGGAGCCGCCGCACGGCGGCTCCCCTATCCCCTATTTGTAGGTTTCTCATTACGTTGCATCTCCCTCCCTATGAAAATTACATCAACTACCAATTGGAACACTTGATAGATAACCATTGCCAACAACACCGAATCGGGCTCGTATATGGTCGGTTCGGTCGTTACGAGCGATATAGCCACACAGGATAAGACCGCCATTGTGCCGAGTAAGTGAAACCATATGCAGGTCATTAGAAATTTTTTCATGACTTCACCCTTGCCCACTCTTCGCCGATTTCGTATTCATTGGGCATTGCCGCGTCATCGCCGTCTAAATCTACGGTTGGGCGGTCGTCGCCGTTGTACTGTAACAAGAGCGCACCGCCATCGTCGCGGTCGGTCATTATGTACCAATGGTCTATTTCTAGATTTGACGGTAGGTGCCCGAAATCTAAAACTTTATAAATGTTTATGCTTGAATAGATTTCGGTTGGATAGGGTGCTTTTGTTATTACTATCGTCCCGTCACTACGATAATTTATAAACATAGTATCGGCCGGTATCGTTTCACCCGCTTTGTATTTCTTACCTTTTCTCATAGCTTCACCTTTACCCACTCGTCACCAATTTTATATTCTTCGGGCATTGCTGCGTCATCGCCGTCTAAATCTACGGTTGGGCGGTCGTCGCCGTTGTACCGTAACAAAAGCGCATTTCCGTCGTAACGGTCCGTCATTATGTACCACTTGCCGACTTCGGGTTGTAGCGGCATTTCGGGGCACCCTATGAAATCCAATTCGTAAACAGGATCAGTTATCGACTTGAAAACTGTTTCCGTGTGGTTTTGAGTGAGCACTGTTCGGAATTTACCATAACAAATGTACCATTGGTTTGCTTCTAACACGTCACCCACTTTAATTCGTCTCATCGTTTCACCTTTACCCACTCGTCACCAATTTCGTATTCTTCACAACGGTCCCATTTTTCACCGCCCACGTCTTTGACTTTTTTATTTTTACCGCAGTATTGATAAATCGCATTATCATCCTTTTGTCTCATTACGTACCAATGGCCTATTTTTAATTCACGGGATTTTGGCTTGGGGGGCAATTCTGGTAGGTCTATGAGCTCATATCGTGGTGGGAATGGAGCCGCACCGATCTCAAAGTCTTCATGTTGTATCACTATGCGTGTTTCATGTTCGTCATATACGATAAATGGTTGTTTCGCCGGTATCGTTTCACCTAATTTATAAATTTTACGTGTCATCATAACTTCACCCCTTCGGTATTTTTGGAAATCGAAAATTTGTCATCTCATATGTCGTCGAGTTATTGCGCACCACAAACGGCCGGTCGACGGAACTCATAAATATACTCGGCGGCAGCCAACTGTGCGGTACTGTCAAATAGTGGCCGCCTTCGTGTATCCTATTACCTGCGTCCAGTGCTTTAAATTGCGTCTTTGGCGGAAAGATAAATCCAAACAATTTGTACGTTGTGTAGATAGCTGGATTTTCGACAAAATAATGGTCGTGACCGCCCGTCCCTATTGATACTAACCCCCACGAATAGACCGTAACATATAACCCGCTCGCTTTGATTTTATCATCTTGTAGTATTTTTCTAAGTTTCATCTTCGTCAAACCTCCCAACGCGTTCTACGATGTTTCATTTGCTCCCCTTATATGTGTGGCCATCGATGAGCACGGGTCGGGGCATAACCATCGACGCGTATTCGTCGGACCATTTATCCCGAGCACAACTAAACGCCCGCCATCGCCGACGCCCAACAAACGAGCTCACCGCCCAATATGCCAAGCGCGCCCGCCAACGTGGGTAACCGCAATCCAGCAATATCTTGTGAAATAGGTCGTTCGTTTGCTTGAAGGGTAGCCGATGGGTTGCAAACAAATAGTCATGGATCAACGCGGCGGGCGCTACCCTGTGATCATCGTTGTCGACTATGTTGCGGAAGTACCAGGGCACCGACGCAAAATCGGTAATAAACCCCGGCTCGAATATAAATTCTAGCCAACTACTATCTTTAAGCTTAATGAATACGCTTAAAGTCACACATAAGATGCGTAGATCGTTAAGGTTGCCGTGCTCTGATATGCGCTCCCAAGGCGGTAATTCTATCTCCCGTTGAACCCGCCACGCGTTCCTTTGGACATAATAGCCCGCTCTTGACCGCTCGATGTATTCGAAGCGCTTTGGCCCCGCTATCTCGATGCGCTTGATTTCTGTGATTTCGTAGCCCACTTTAAAGCCTCATTTAGTGCCGCGGTTTTGAGTTCCACGGACGCTTTTTTGACAAGCACATCCCTTGCAATGATGGCTTGCGCAATGATGTTTAGGTTTTCACGTTTTATTGCTTGCCGCACAATGTATCGGCGGACTTCCGCCATATCTCTAAAATATCGGTATATAGTAGAATGATACAAGCCCGCTTCCCGCGCAATTTCAACGCCCGTTACGTGTTTGTAGTGTGTTTTTTCAGCCAATTTAAAGGCTATTTCTAACAATTCTGCTTTTCTAACTTCCGGATCTAATCTGATACGTCCCATAAGTCACTTTTCCTTTTTTGCGTGATACCATAAAATGCAAGCGTTACACGCCACGGCAGCCAAATGCTTACACTTATCAGCCGCCGAGTCACTCCGCATAGCTTGCGCAAAGTGCCCAATTAACTTCGCTTCGTACAATTGTTCATATGTTTTATCCCAATTAAGCCGTTGCCAATCACCAAATTCACGCCCGTTTTTTACGCCACGATCAAACACGTCAAGCATATCATCGTAAAAATACCAAATACCTGCCAGTCCACGCGTGAAATCATTCATAGCGTTCCCCGTCTATTAGCAAAAGCCGCATCGCCGCCCATTGACAACACAAGCTCAATAAATTTAAGTTGCGCCTGCTCCCTGGCCGTGCCTGTGTATACCCACGCGGAGCGCTTTACTTCCCTGCATACGAATTGACCGATCACACAGCCAACGTCATTGGGAGTCACTAACACGGGGCGCAAGCCCACTAGGTCACTCGACTTGACACGGGCATTGAGCGCTTTGGAGTCATTACAAAGCCCATACCTTACAAAATTACCCTTGGCGTCTTGGGCGGCGCCCACATTATTACGCCAAAGCACCCCGCCTTTTTCGGCCGCTTCAAGCCGCACTTCGGCGGATACGGCCGCTTCACTAAGCACCGGAATAGGGCGCCCCGCTTGCGTATATCGTCCCATCAACCTCTCAAGGTCGTACAACGCCCCCATCGACACCCCCCACTTTTGGGCCCACTTATAGAGATTCATTAAGCCACCTTAAATCTATGGGTTATAAACCGTTGGTTGTTAAACCGTGGGCCGCTTTTTGTAATACGCCACTCTGACCCGTCGAAGTATATTACCCGGTGCACACTATCATCCATTTCACACTCCCAATATTCGCCCTTTTTTGGCGCGGGTAGAATTAATATGGCCGCGTCGAGTTCCTCTTCGGTAACCCAAACGGTTTGCAACGGTTTAGCTGTTAATGCCAATTTGTAACACCGATCTAAACCGATACTGGTATCTATTAGCATCAATTTACCGCTAAAATCGATTTCGAATTCGTCGCCTACTTGGTATGTCATTTAATCAACTCCATTGTGATTTTCTCACTCAACTCAACCGCTTCCTTCGATCCAAGCGTTTGGGCGGTGAGCACGTCTATTCCGAAGCGGTGAAAAAACCGCCGTTGCGCTTCGTTTGTTTGACGCCCCTCGGCGCGTTGTATACCGCCATACCATTGCATCACGGCTCGAAGTCCCTGTTGACACTCTTGACGCTTCACGTGGCGCTTCACGTGGCCTAACTGGCCTATGATTGGCACGTACTTGGCGGCCAGTTCACTTCGGTACACTTCGGGGTCTTTATCTACGGCGGCCACTTCACCCCGTAGCTTGGCGAGCACGTCGGGCGCCAAGAGCTCCAAATCACCGTCGACAAATTCCGGGGCGCTCCGTTGCGTTGGCACAAATATATAGCCACAATAGGGACACGATGGCTTGACGGCTTCATATGGCCGGGTACAATCGGGACACACCCTAAGTGGTATGGCGTCATCGGGTAGCAAGCGGCCGCGCTTCTCACGCCTATCAAGCGATCGGGGGCGCGGGGTGTCGGGTAGTAGATGACGCTCGACGTTGCCCACATGGTCAATAACGAGCGCATGCGGCTTTGCACTTGTGGCAATGCTCTGCATGCGCTCCGCTCGGGTGCCCGTTGGGCCGTCATGCCAAAGCCGCATAGACCGACCGAATTGCTGTAAATACAGCCCAAACGACTCAGTTGGGCGTGCCATTGACACTACTTGGCAAGCGGGCAAGTCGAAGCCTTCGCCGAATAGGTCTACGTTTACAAGTTGCAATATTTCACGCGCCTTAAAGCGTCTCAATATCTCGGCGCGCTCGGCGTCGGGCGTCTTGTGTGATATTACCGCGGCCGGTACGCCCGCTTCGTTATACTTGTTGGCAATATCGATCGCATTTTCCACGTCGACGGCAAATGTGATGCCTAGTCGGCCGGGCGCAAGACGTAGGTAATTTTTGACTACATCACCCACTATTTGTGAACGTTGTACCGCGGCTTTTAATTGGGGCTTTTTAAAGTCTCCCGTTGCGGTAGACAATTCAACTTTAGATAGGTCAAGATCACCTTGTGGGCATGCGACTTGATAATCTGTTAGCCACCCGTCGTTTATGAGCTCCCGGGCCCCGGGTCCTTCAACGATGACATCAAAGACCCCGTCCGCGTGGCGCCCAAGCCCGCCACCGTCCGCACGTGATGGTTCGGCCGTGACGCCAAGCCCACGGGCATTGGGCATAAGCGCGGCGGCTTTACCCCATTTATTATTTGTTTGGACGTGATGCGCTTCATCTTGTATCCAAAGCGTCACGGTGTCAAGCCATCGTATAAAAGCGGCGCCTCTACGTATAATTGTGTCAACACCGGCAACACCACAAGGGGCCATGGGATCATAAAAAGCTTTACCAAATTCGTCCATTTGTAGACGTACTATGTATTTGATTACATTAGTGGGCCCAATCACACGATGGCGGACCCCCCGCCTTGCAAGCGCGAGACTCATTTGCCCGATGAGCTCCTGACGGTGAGCAATTAGACACGTGCCACCCACATTTTCGGCGGCAATGTCGGAAAATAGAACGGTTTTACCGCCGCCCGTGGCCATGACATATAAGACGTTTTTATGTCCATTATGCCAAGCGGAAGCGATGCGATCTTTACCGTCTTTCTGGTAGTTGCGTAAAATCATAATTTATGTTGACACAGCTGTGTGTACCTCGTATCTTGGGGCCCGTCAACCAAAAATAAAGGAAACATGAAACCACCGATTAGCTATTATGGCGGTAAACAGCGTATGGCACATAAAATTGTGCCGTTGATACCGAAACACACTGTTTACGTGGAACCTTTCGCGGGTGGCTCGGCGATATTGTTCGCAAAACCGTGGCCCGACGTGACCAATGGGGACCACTACCGCGAAGTCATAAATGACCTAGACGGCGAGCTTGTTAATTTTTACCGTCAATTGCGCGACAACGGCCCGGAGCTATGCCGACAATTACAGTTGACGCCCTATTCTGAGGAAGAGTACAGGATCGCCAAAAATTTTGATTGTGACGATTTAGAGCGTGCTAGACGGTATTATATCAATAGTCAACAAAGTTTCGGAAACGTGTTTGGCAGGGGATGGGGGCGCGGTTTATTCGGTAGAAATCTGTCTGTTACTTGGTTAAATAAAATAACGCGTTTACCCGAATACCTTGACCGCATGATGCCTATAGCAATAAGTAACGTCGACGCAATAAAATGTATTCAGCAATGTGATTCGCCTCAATCGTTTTTTTACGTTGACCCACCATATCCGGGCACCGACCAAAACTATAAACATAAATATAGTATTGAGCAATTCTCCCAATTAGTCGATACGCTAGACAGTATCGACGGGTCGTTTATTTTATCTTGTTACAATGTCAAAGTATCTATTCCAGCCAATTGGGAAAAATTTGAGTTTAGCTCTATTATGTCGGCGGCGAATGGTAAAAACCGCAAAAGCAAAAAACGAACCGAAGTAGTATACCGTAAAGTCTCAAAAGTACCCGTAAGAAAAGAACTCCAAAAACTATACGACGCAGGCAAATTCGCTTGCTTCGAACAAAAAGGAAAAATAATGGCAGAAATTAGAGTTACAGTAGACCCGACTGATACGAATGCGTTACGTGCCGCAAGTGATCTTCTTTTGAAGATTGCAGGCGAGCCCGTTAAAGAAGTAATCGTCAACAAACCGCCCGCAATGGGCGCCACCAATGAGGTCATTATTGACCCCCCGCCGCCCCCTGATCCCGTGGCGGCGGATTGGCCGCGCCCTGTTAATGGCGTGATGGTAGATAGCGCGGGGCTTCCGTGGGATGCACGCATACACAACGGGAATAAAAAGTGTACCGCGCGGGCGGGGACTTGGATGTATCGGCGGGGTGGCGATAAAGACGCAATACCGGGCGTTGAAGCGGAGCTCCGGGCGGCAATGGCGACACCCGTCACGCCCGCGGCCGCACCCGTAGCGACCGAACCGCCGCCGCCGCCGCCGCCCGAACCCGTGGCCGTGGCGCCGATGTCATTCCCAGAATTCATTCAATATGCGGGCACTTTCGACGATAAATACCGCACCCAAGAAGGGCTAAACGAACTTTGTACGAAAGTGGGCTTACCTAGTATCGGACTATTGGCAAGCCAACCCCACAAAATACCGGAGCTTATAATATGGCTGAACACTCAATAGCGGCGCCGTCAAGTAGCGGGCGTTGGGTGCATTGTGAAGGCTCGATTATGCTCGAAGCGCGAGTACCCGACACGTCCAAAAAAGACGCGGCGAATGAAGGCTTGTGTAGCCATGAATTAGCGGCCGATTTGATCTACCATTGGGCGAATGACCGCACTTTAGACCCTGAAAACTTGCGCATCAAATACGTCGGCAAGTACAGTTTTCACGGTGTCAAAGTAACCGATGCGATTTTCGACGGTGCACTTTTGTACGTTCGGGACGTGATAATAGTATCAACAGGTTGCGAGCACGGCAAAAACTTTGCCATAGAAGACAAACTTCAAATCCCTAAGGTGCATGATGTGTGCTTTGGTACCTGCGATTGCTGGTACTTCAACGAAGTCACAGGGATTTTGCATATATGGGATCTAAAATACGGGTTTTTAGCCGTTGAAGCGTACGCCAATTGGCAACTACTGTGCTACGCAAGCGGTATAGTCTCAAACGGCATAAAGCCCAAATTTATAGACATACGCATTGTACAACCCCGAAGTTATCGGCCCGGTTGGCCTGTACATACTTGGCAATTCAAGGCGGGTGACCTACAATCGTTTGAAGCTCGCCTAAACGCATCGGCCAACCGTGCCTTAGGCAATACTCCAACCGTTATGACTGGCCCCCATTGCCGCTTTTGTCGAGCGCGCTATGGATGCGGGGCGGCGAATAACGCGGCAATGTCAGCATTTGAATACGTTGAAGTGCCCCAACTGTGTGACCTTAGCCCGGAGCAACTTGGTCGTGAACTCCAATACTTGACGCGTGCCAAGGAAGCCATTGAGTACCGTCACGCGGGAGTGTCGCAACAAATAGAATCACTCCTTAAACAGGGTAAAAACGTACCCCAATGGGAAATGCGCTCCAAAGGCTCCAAACGCGAATGGGCCACGGGCGTTGAAGAGTTAAAAGCGATCGGGGCGTTATATGACGTGAAGGTCACAAAAGAGAAACCTATAACCGTTAAACAAGCCATCGATGCGGGCATACCGCAAGATATGGTGGAAGCCCTAACAACCGTGAAATCCGGTAAACGTTACCTACTACCACACGATATGGAAGCCATAGGAAGGAAGTTTAAAAATGCCTAAAGAACGAAAAGAGTTTTGTACGCCGATAGGGCGTTTAGTTGCGGGATCATGTTTTGAAGCCCAAACAAAAGACCACGACGGGGCGCCGCTTGTCATCAAACGCGGACCCAATGCAGGTCAACCAACAATTCGTTATTTCATGGGGTTGGCGATACCCAAAACAGACCCCGGGTTACCCGCATTAATGGCCACAATACAAGAGGCGGCGCGGTTATCATTTCCGACATTATTCGACGCCAACGGGCAAGTACAGCGGCCAGACTTCGCGTGGAAGTATAAAGACGGCGATTCAACGGCCGTCGATAAAAAAGGGCGCCGACATTGCGACCATGAAGGTTATCCGGGTAATATCGTGTTTGGTTTTTCGGGTAGTTTTGCCCCGAAGTGCTACGGCCAAGACGCTTCCCGCGTACTAACCGATCCCCAAAGTATCAAACGGGGTTTCTACGTTCGCATCCTTGGGAGCGCGGTCGGTAATGAAGAGCAAAGCAACCCGGGCGTCTATCTCAACTATAATGCAATTCAGTTTGTGGCCTTCGGTGAAGAAATGCAAGCGGGTCCCGACGCTACGGCCGCATTTAACGCCCTACCCGTGGCCGCCCTACCCATGGGCGCAAGCGCCACGCCCTTGGCGCCCAGTGGCATGCCCGCCTTGACCGGCATGCCCGCAATGAGCGCGCCACCCGTGACAGGGGCCGTTACTATTCCAGGGTTGCCGGGCTCAATACCCACGGCGGGTGCCCCCATACAAATGCCGGGCTCAATATCCGCGCCAATGTTTGCAGGCGTGACGCCCGATCCAAGCTTCACCGCTCCGCCGCCCGCGCCACCCGCTCCGGGCCCGGAGCTCATAACTATCCAAGGGGTTGCATATACTCGCGATCAACTCGTGACGGTTGGTTACAATGACGCTCAAATTGAAGCCGCCAAGAGGGGCGTGTGATGGGTGAAGACACAAAGACGGGTATGAAGGGTCATTCGACTTACATACTTATTGAAGATTTTGATAACGAGTATTGCCTGGTAAAAGAAGACTTTGTAACCTTTATCAAACCTATGTTTAAGCCCGATGACGGTAAATTCATGGGTTATGAATTAGCGTTAAAACACGGTATTGCTCGCGATTTTGGACGAAATAAATGGTCGGTTGTGGCCCGCCATTTTATCGCAATTGGTCCGTTAATTGAATTGCTCGAAAAACACCCGGAAATTAATGAAAGGTGAATTTGACTTTGAAACCTATTCGGAAGCGGGCCGGTATTGGTGCCCGGTCCGCCTTCGATGGGTTCCTATCGCCGAGTCGACGGGTAAGCCCGGATTGCCCGCCGTGGGGACGTGCGCCTATGCGGGGCACCCTTCGACACGCCTACTTTCTCTTGCGTATGATATAGGCTCCGGGGAGCGCCTATGGACACCACATGACTCACCGCCCTATGACCTATTTTGGCACGTCAAATGCGGCGGAATACTTGAAGCGGTGAACTCGTTTTTTGAATACCAAATATGGCTCAAAGTATGTTACGGGCGTATGGGTTGGCCACCGCTACCGCTTGACCAGTTACGGGACACATCGGCCAAAGCGCGTGCTCACGGGTTACCCGGGGGGCTTGACTTAATGGCCAAAGCGGTCGAAGCGCCAATACTCAAAGACACCGATGGGGGCCGACTTTTAAAGATATTTAGCGAACCGCACAACCCGACGAAAAAAGACCCTCGCAAGCGCATATACCCACACCAAGAACCCAAAGACGGCCCGCTCTTGTACGGGTACAACATAACCGACATCAAAGCGGAGCGCTCCGCATCCGACCGCATCCCGGAGCTACCGCCGTTTGAGCTCGAAGTGTGGAAACTAGATCAACGGGTTAACGCCCGGGGTGTGGCCATCGACTTGGAAGGGCTTGCAAATTGCCTCGAAATAGTCCGCCAATGCACCATTAAATACACACGGGAGCTTGTTACGCTCACCGCGGGCAAAGTGCAAGCGGCGGCGGAAGTGGCCACGTTTAGGGTGTGGTTGGCTACCAACGGTTTGAGCTTGCCCAATATGCAGAAAAAGACAGTTGAAGCCGCTTTGGAGCGTGACGACTTGTCGCCTCAATGTCGTCGAGCTCTTGAAATACGCTTGGCGCTCAATTCGGCCGCCGTGCTCAAACTCAAAGCCATCAAACGAAGGCTGTCACCCGATGGGCGGCTCCGGGGGCTTTTTACGTATTGCGGGGCGTCACGAACTGGACGTTGGAGCGCGGGCGGGGCGCAACCACAAAATCTAAAGTCAAGTGGCCCGAACACAATACCGGATTGGAATATAATCGAAGTCGAGACCGCCCTGGGCGTCATCGCCACGCGCTCCCTTGAACGGGTTGAGGCAAAGTATGGCAACGCACTTGAGACCGTTGGGGGGTGTGTACGGGGGCTTTTCGTGGCCGGCCCGGGGCGTGACCTTATATGTTCGGACTATTCCGCCATCGAAGCGGTCGTATTGGCAATGCTGGCCGGTGAAGAGTGGCGCATAAACGTATTTCGGACACACGGCAAAATCTATGAGATGTGCGCCTCGAAAATCACGGGCGTGCCGTTTGAGAAATTTATTGAACACAGAAAACAAACCGGTCAACACCACAAACACCGCAAGCCGTTTGGGAAAGTGCCCGAATTGGCGAGCGGGTATCAAGGATGGATTGGAGCTTGGAAGGCGTTTGGGGCCGATAAGTATTTTAGAGATGACAGGGAAATAAAGAAAAATATCCTAAAATGGCGAGACGACTCCCCGGCAATAGTCGAATTTTGGGGCGATCAATACCGCCGCATCGGTAAAACGTGGGATTTTATCCCGGAGCGCTACGGTGTTGAAGGCGCCGTTGTAAATGCTATAAGTAACCCCGGGAAGCGCTATGACGTGCGCTCCCTTTCCTTTGTGGTCATCGATGACAAGTTGCTTTGCACCCTTCCAAGCGGCCGCAAGTTGACGTATCACAAGCCCCGCCTTCACCCAACGTTTCACCGCCTTGCTAAGCTCCCATCGTTCAAAATCACATATATGGGACACAATACCGATTCCACGAAGGGCGCGGTCGGTTGGGTGCGGCTCGAAAGTTGGGGCGGAAAATTTGTCGAAAATATAACCCAAGCGGTTGCCCGTGACGTGCTCGCCACGGCACTTGTACGCCTTGAACAATGCGGATACCCCGTAGTTATGCACGTGCACGATGAGCCGGTTTGTGAAGTAGTCAAGGGCTTTGGGAACATTGAAGAAATGGAAGCCATAATGATGGCGGCTATATGGTGGTGTATAGGGTGGCCAATACGTGCCGCGGGCGGTTGGCGCGGTTACAGATTTCGGAAGGACTGAATGAAACAATGGATTGAGAACAAAATTATAAAGCGCGGAGAATCCAAATATCTGAAGGGTTCTATTTGGACACTCCGCGCGGGCGCGTCTATCAAAAACATAATCGTACACTATTCCCGATGGGTCAAGGTTCAAAACGATCGATACATGCAAGTTTCGGTTTTGGAGCGTATCTCCAAAGACTTCCCGGAGCCCCCCAACGGGGGCATCATATGGCTTTGGGATGCATTGATTTTGAGCGGCAGAAAATACGGGTATACTTTTCGAACGTACCCACGAAATAGAATTACAACCACAAAAGAAAGGGGAAAAGATGGAAAGAAATAACAGCGGAAAGATGCTCATTGTAACGGCGATCGGATTTGTCATAATATTAATATTGGCCGTAGCTTGGCAATGTAAAGCGGCGGAGCCAATGGGGCGGAGCGATGCGATCCTTGACCTTGTGACACCCCGCACGTCGTACCGGGGGCGTTTACCGTATAATGGAAAATATCTCAAAGCGTATAAAGATGCGGTATACCGCTCTAAATTGGTTGTGGCCTTCGAAAACGCGGCGGAAAAATTCGAAGTACCCACCAACCTTTTGATCGCCATGACCTACCGTGAAACCGTATTTCGCACCGGGCTATTGGGCCCCGCGGGTGAGCAAGGGATCTTGCAGGTTGGGAAGGATGCCCGCCGTGGGTGTCGGCGGTATTGCAAAGACTTGGACACGGTCGAAGGTGGCGTATTTTGCGGGGCTTGTTGGCTTGCCCGCGGACGGGATTGGTGTCAAGGCGATATTATCAAGGGGATCAATGCCTATGTGTCCGGCCGATGCAACCCACGCACAATTAGCGCTCAACGGGCAACACAAAACAGGGTATGGATTTGGGGATATCTAAACGAGCTCACGGGCGGCGCGCGCGTGCCAACGCCCCGGTTTAAACAGATAGGCGTATCGGCCGCAAAAGTCACAAATAAGACACGAAAGGGGATAGTAGACTGATATGGGCGACAAAATACAACTAAACGACCTTGAAGCGGCAATGCTTATTACCAGTTTAGTGCGTTTGGTTACCACTGAAATGGACGACGAAGATGTGGGCGAAGCACTAAGAATGGCACGGGCGGCGGTAGTTTTAGCCGTAACTCAAGACCGATACGACGCCGCCGTTACGGTATTGACAGAAGAGACAAAAGAAAGGTTGTTACACTAACGGCTTTGGAGCCAACTATTGATAGCGTAAATAATGGCGCTAATAACTCCTAAAATACCCGCCGTTATACTCGCTTTTTGAGTGGGTGTGTACCGTCGCTTTGGGATGATAGACACGCGGCCCGCGGGCGTGATGGATATTTTGTGGTTTTTACGAACGTGCAAACGCAAGATGTCTCGCATTTTCGTGTCCATTTCTTGATATACCCTCAATTGCCAATTAGCTAAGTCGGTTTTGGTCGCAAAGTACCTGTGCATTTCGTCTTTGATACTGTCGCCGATTCTCTCGACTTTCGTCAAAATTGCGTCACGCTCTTCACGTATCGCAGTCTTTGCTTCGCTTTGAATGATTCGGACTTGAGTGGTCTCTTTAAGATTGACCATTGAATAGCAGCGGGCAAAGTACGACTTCATTTGCCCGCGGTCCAAAGTGTATTGGGTTGTCACGCCCGTATCTTTCCACGGCTTCCGAATACGTTGCCCGCTCGGCTTCATACGCCTTTTTAAGCGTCTTATGGTCCGCATAGGGCACCCGGTTATATTCGGCCACCTCCATCATTTCACGGGCAACCTTGACGGCTTTGGAGCATACATGACGGAGCGCATTTTTGCGGGTGGCCACCGGGTCAACATGTAAGACACCAAAGCGTCTCAAAACCCGCTTGCCGTCAATCTCGACATATCGTGCGGTGTTGAGCATTAATACCAGATACCCCAAGAGACCATACAATTTGTCGGCCGTGTCTCATCGCCCAGGGGTAAACTAGGTGATTCGGTATAGGCATACAATCGGGTCGCACCCGCGCCCGCTTCTATTCCAACCGCCGCGCCACCCGCCGTGTTATCGGTGGTTGTTTGTAATGCGACCGGGGTCGGCAAGCTATTCGTGACCGCGTGATAATGGTTCTCAATCTCTTCGGCTTGTAAGTCCCCTTGAAACCTTGACGCGCCATCGGGGTCAATCGTTGCGCCTTGATCCCGCCCGCGAATGAAACACCCCGTAAAATCGGGCAACACAAAATAGGTGCCTCCCGTGTCCGGTGTGGTGCCCCCCGCATCGCTTGTCTTGATAAACACAGTCGAAGCACCATTGGCGATGTCCCCAACGTAGGTGGCTTCAACGAGATCCGGGTAGTTCGCTATTAATAAAACCGTACCGTCAAGCGGAAGCACCCGAAGGCCAAGGGAAAAAGGCGTTGCGGTTGTGCAAGTCGCTATAACCGTTCCCGGGTATCCGCAAGTTGCGCGCATCGCCTGGAAGTATTCCGAGTCGTCAACCTCATCGGGATCGCCGCTTGGCGTGATGCCCGCTTTGTCCAAAAGCTCTTGTTGAAACCCGAAAATGTCATTGACAAGATCTTCGTCCCACGGGGTACCGGTACCGTCACCGGGCACGGTTATGTTTTGAGCCGACCCGTACGGATAGGCGGCCGATGGGGCCGTAATTTTGGTCGGCCATTTTACATACGGGTTTAGTGACATTTTATTTGCTCCTTTTACGCAACAATTATTTGCGTATAGTGATAATCGCCAAATACAAGCTTCGTCGAGCCCAAACGATTTCTAATCCTAACATCGTTTCCGTTGTCAAACGCACAAAAGTCCCCGTCAGAATCGGTACCCGCGCTATTTGGGCCCGCTTCAAACACAGTCACGGCACCGTTGTGGCCCCAAGCTATTTTCAACCACTCCAATGTCCCGGACCCCGTGGCCGCCATAAGCATGAAAGTGCCCCAACCGACCGTTTCCGCGGGTAGGTCAAAATACTCGTCATCGGCAAGCGACCGGGGCGCAACGTGGGTATGCACAACATTTCCATCCGCCACGGAGTAAGTCAAATCGTCGACCACATCGGCCGTTATGATGTTTTTCCACGTGATAGGCGAATCATCTAACAAAATCCACAAGGTCTCGTCGTCCAACTGCTTGGCGATTTGATACACGTTGGCCGCCGCAAGTACAATGCTGCTACCTTCGTTTGTACCCGCTATACGGTTGGCCGCATCCGCATAGGTCAAATTGTGTATTGCATGCCTTGCGCCCAAAGCCACTTCGCTATGATTTACAGTCGTCATATTTTCACCCTTCTACCACGTAGGAACCTGACCCATCTTCAACGATGAGATCAAGCGTCAAATCTTCAACCAACGGGTCGGAATACTCGATAAAAAGTCCTATCCATTGTTGCAACGGACAAAGCTTTAAAAGCAGGTTTTCAAATTCGTCTTGGCGCTCACTCGATATAACAACCGATTCGCCAAAAGTCGTATCGCCAAAATATAAGAAATACGGCCAATAGTCGGGGTCGGTTGGCAACGGGTAATACACTCGACTCACCAAAAATCCATCGTATTCGCCGCACTCGGCCGATGCTTCCCCGCATTGGGCAAGCGCTTGGCCACAAAGTACCGTCCAATTATAGCCCGTCCAATCTAGCTTGTTAACGAGCCAATATGGGTTTGCCCCTTGTGGTATTCGATTGCCGCACTCGGCTATTGGTTCCCCGCACTCGGCAATGTCTTCCCCGCACTCGACGGGCAACCCTAGCAACCACGCGATCGGATTGCGCACTTCCGGGGGGTCGCTAGCGGGTAGCCACCACTCGTGAATATAGACATCGAAGCCGTTGGCTTGAAGGGTGGCTTGGATATACGATGGATCTTGCCCGCCAATAGCCGCCCACGTTGCGGCCAAACGATCGCGCCGTTCTTGCTCGGTTAGATTGGTTTCGGGCAACCCCCATTGATACTCCCAAGCGTCGAGCTCCCGTGTGGTTGCCGGGAACATATCGAGCCAAATTAAATCAAAGTATTCTTGGATGTCGTTGGGGAAGTCTATTAGCCCGTCAATTAGGCGTCTTAACGTATTGTCAAGCGTCAAGCGCCAAGCTTTAGCCCGTGGTAGCAAGTGCTTTGCTATGTTTAACCAAGCCATTATGGGTAACTCACCGTTGCTTTACACTTCTCACCGGCCGCAAGGGTTCGGATTTGAAATGCAACCGCCGCTTCTTTTAAAATCACACTAGTAAACAAGCCTCCCAAAGCCGCCATTACGTCTTGAACGACACCACCTATTGCTGTATCGGTTATTTGGTCTTTTCTCACCCCTACACTCCAACCGGGTATGTACGGTTCACGGTCTAAGAACCACGCTTCAACCGCCGCCGTTACGGCCGTTTCTGCTTCGGATACACTGGGCGCCGTGATGCCGTATACCTCGACGGTAAAGGCCGTGCGGGCGATTGCGAGCGAATTTACAAATGCATTGGCCGGGCGCCGTGTGGCAAGCCCCGCAACGTCCACTTCGATGGCGTTATAGACTTCCAAAAGCTTGGCCGCATCGGGTATGCCGTCCGCATCCAAATCCGTCGACACTTCCGAGTATACGTCCACTTCGCCCGGGTCGCCTGTGTATGGATACACGTTAATCACGCCCGTTACAGTCTCACCCCAAATAGAGTAGTCCGCATAAGCACCGCCCTGTGGTGGCGTTTGGAAGCGTGCAAAAATTCGGCTTTTATAGACCGACTCGGATTCTTCGTCGACGCCCGTCACGCTTTGGGCCGATACCACCCCATCGGGGTCCACATTGGCCGGGGGCGCCACAAACGATAACACCGTAGCATTGTCTACGTTGCCTTGATCGCCCGCTCCGTTGCCCCCTTGTTGGTCGCTTGCGGCGCGTATGGTGACCGTTTCAGTTGCGGGCCCCGCACCACCATATGCGGTGTCTCCGATCGTCACGTAGGTTATGCCACTCGCATCGTTAAGAATCGGTGTTCCCGAAGGTAACGTGTCCGCACCCGTGGGAAGCAATACGGTAAAATCGAAATCCACTTCGGCCGGTACCGCTTCCGTGGGCGGGCCGACCCCCATCATAACACCCACGGCGGTGAGAGGCTTTACAGGCACCCCGTTGATCATGGTTTCCTGATTTGTCATGGTCTCGACAAACATTTGCAAGAACATGAAGCCGCCGTATTTGTACAGAATGATGAAAACGCCCGCGAATACTTTCGCAATCACTCGATTGAATGCTTTTGGTAGAAGCGGAATCGTTTGACTTAATTTCGCCTCTACTTGCGCGATAATTAGATCGTTGAGTTCCTGTATCGTGGGGACTTGTAGTGTCATTTTACCGCCCTATCCCAATTTTCAGTGAAGGTAAATTCGTGCCGCTCGCCTTCGGCCAATATCACACAGGTAACGTTTATTTTGTTACGAATCGGAATTGTGGCCGTGACTTCGACACCCGACGCAATACCCGTTGTGACAAACGCCTTTTGCAAGTCACGTGTCGCCGCTTGCTCTGCAAGTAGTAGGTTGCCCGATGACGCGGGCAAGCCGATTAAAATATGTTGTAACTCGCTTCGGTATTGGCGCGCTTCGTCGGGCTCGGTAAAATTACCCCACCATTGCTTTGTTTTGTCGTCGCCGCCCGGGTCATCTTCATTGCCCCCAAATAGGGTCAAATACCCCATTGTATTAAACAGGGCTGTCATTTCTGTGATCCCACCTTCGATAGTGACATCACCACTATTCGTATCAGAGTGATACAGTAAGACATCGCCGTCTTGGGGTTGATTGTCGCCATATGTGCCCATTAATTGCACTCCGTATTGTCTTGACCCGCATCGTCCACAATAACCGGTCCGTTGACTGTGCCCGTGCCGCCCGCCAACAATTCGCCTTCACAAGCCATCACGCCCGTGTCATCTTCCCGCATCGGGGCAAGCGCATCGATGTTCGTCTCTTGCGCGGTGGCCACAAGGGCTTGCGGGCCAACACTTGCCACGTCCCCGACCACAAAACCGGGCGCGCTACCGCCCGAAAAGGTGTACGTCAAAGCCGTTGTATAGACACCCTTTGTGTCCACCCCCACGTTGGCGTTGGGCGTCGATGTGATGACAAACGCCCCACCCGTTATTGTGGACCCGCTACCATGGGCAAGCGTGCCGCCGTCGACCATAATTAATTTCGTCATGCTGTCGGCTTCGCTACGGTTAAATGACCATTGGCGCTAAACACGCCCAACGCACTTAACCCAAAATTACCCGCATCATTGACCACTTCAAAAGCCCCGTCGGCTTTAATCCATAAATGCGCTATTTCGGCGCCATCGGCGTCACGTGCTCTTAGGTAAATTGCGCCCGTGGCCGATGGGTCCGTGAAGGTCACATCGATGACCCCCACAACCGCGTGCTCGTCGCTTCCTTCTAACTCGGTAGTGACTACCAAATCACCATTTACGGGGTTGCATGAGACGCCCGCGGGCGCATATACGGCCGCCGTTACAACGTCATCGGCCCCAAAGTCAACGGTCGCTTCGTTGGCTTTTTCACCGTCCACATCGACGGCTTTAAGTTGTTTAAACGTGCCTATTCGTCCCATGGTAAACTTTCCGGAGCTTCCCCACTAAACGCCCCCGGCATCACGAGCGTTAATTTCGCTGTTTCGCTCCGGGCGTCTTGATTTAGCTCGACATCACGTATCAAAAACTCATACCAGTTATAAACCATCGCATCGGGATAAAGTATCTGAATTGTGGTATTGGGCGCCCACAAATCACCTTGTGGATCGCGCCATGTGGCAACCTCTGCGGTATACGAAATCACATTAGCGAACATACGCCCCATACGCCCTTCGGCGGCAATTTGGGCATCCGCTTTGCGCCCGTCTTTGGCCACAAAAGTATTACATCGAAACACCCCTTCCGCTCGCATGTTAGTGACCGTATAAGCGGAGCCACGTGACCCCAATTTAGTGGTTTTGATAGCGGATAGATGTGAATAGTACTCTTGGGGCTTCTGACCGCTCTCACCGAAAGATATAAGCGGTTGCTCACCTTGTTGCAAGCGGGCCACTGGAAAGCCCGTGGGCACGCTCCGGTGAAACAATAGATCGCCTTCGGTGGTATCTGTCATCACATAATTTCGCTCTTTTGCAAGGGGCGCCAAAAACTTTAAAATCCGTTGCTCCGGTTTGAGCTTTACCCTTCGAAAAGTAGCGCCCGCTTCGCCAAACATTTGAACGCCAACTTCATAGTATCCAGCCACTTCGGTGGCTATTTGCTTTAAATCTAATTTGTTGAGCTCTATTGGAAACGATGTGATGGGGGCTGAACAATCGGATAAGATACCCGGGAAGCCGTACCCTGTAACCGTCACAACCGCCCCATCTTTACTCCCCTTGGACGTGGGCATAACGAGTGTACCGGTGAAATGGAGTGACCCGCCGATGAGTACATTTAAGGCCACAAACCTAAGTGGTCTAAACGTCTCACGGAATTTAAACGACGTCGGTTCAAACGGAGCGCTGAAACTGGCCGATGAGACGCGGTCAATTGACCGTTGAATCTGTATTTGTGTCCATCCTACAAATGACTCGCCATCGATGCGGACTTCAACCTCATCGGTGCCCCCCGTTGTGCCCTGTTGCGGTGCGTCGACGGGGGCGGCGGGATCGGCAGGTACCGTGAGCACCACACCAGATACAAACGGCTCATGGGCGCCCGGATTGGCACGCCGTAACTTACTCGACTTTAGATCGTCCCCGTAGACCTTGCGCGATACGCTTTCAAAGGTATCCCCGGCAACCGTGCTATACGTAGTATTTGACACGGCGCCCCTTCGGTATTTCTAAAATTTCACTACCGGTGAACCTGTTTGAATTTATGAAAAAATCGATTTTACTCTCAAAATCTTCGCCGTAAAGCTCATAACCCAAATCCAAAAACGACCGGGCGCTTGTGAGTACCAGGGCGCGCTCTTGTTTGAGACTAAACGAGATCTCGACCAAGAAACCCGCCGCAAGCCCAACGGCATCCAGTAGCGCGGAATAGCCTTCGCCTGTGTCCAGTGAACTATTTTGTGGTATTGCATCCGTATCGGCGTCAACTATCGCTTCCCAATTGTCATCGCGCCAAGCGGTCAACAAGTCCCATTGGGCAAGTAGCGATTGAGCGGCTTCAAGGGCGTCCGTACGTGTGGTGAATTGATTGTTTAGCACACTCACAACCGAACCACTCACATAAGTAGACGCGAATAATTCACGGGTCAAGAATAGGTTGGCGTCACTTGATACCGAATCGGATGAGCTAAAAATCGTTTGTGCAAGGTTGCCATAGGCTTCCAACCGATCGCGAATGGACGAAGCCGCGCGCCCGGGGGCTTGTATAGCAATTTTAGTCTGAAAAGCTAGGGTGAGCGGAGCGGCAATCAATACATCGATACCTCGATTAATGGAGTCAACTACGCCCTGGAATTGGTCATTAACTTTCTGTGTGGTCTTAGCTATTTTACCGAGCGCACTTTCAACCGTACCCAAAAGCGACTCAATACGGTCTTTAAAAGTGATTTGGTTAGCCGCTCCGGATATATCTATTTGTTTGGCAAATTGCGCCGCACTTGCCGCATTAAAAGCGTCGACGGCGGCCGATACTGAACTCGATAAATCGACGCCCCCCGTTGGGTATATAACACCGATCGTTTCCCAAAATTCTACCTCAACAATTGTCTGATTAGCCGCCGTTTTTAGGTCATCTCGGCGCCCAATTTCGCCAAAAGGGATAACATCGGCCGCGGCATAAAGTGGGTGCTCTAACCGCCCGTACCCATCTTCATTTAGAAGTACTTCGAAGCCGTCCGCTTCAATGTCGCAATCCGCCCCGGTGAAATGACAAAGCATTGGAAATTTTTGAATTCCAACGCCCCGATCTTGTATGTAGCCGCCCGTTACATTTGGGAACTCAAAAGCGGTCGTTTTCTTATTCCACGTCTTGCTTACATCTTCAAACTTGAAAGTCAATCGCTTGCCCGATTTGGACGTGTATGCGGCTTCTTTTAATCTGTCTTCCCAACCCATTAAAATGACCCCGTTCGGTCTAAGGTCACACCTTGACCCAGTTCACCGCGCGTCACTTCGGCGCGTCCAGTGGCGTCTTTGATGGTTACTTCTGCGGAGCTTGTTTTTCGACTTTCCTCGATATACCGCGCGGTTTTCTCTTCGGGCGACACGACTTGTGGTGTAAAGCTCCCGCCCGGGCCCATACCCGCTCGGTCGTCCCGTCCGCCGTCTACAATGGTTAAACCGGGCTTGGCTTCGTCGGCGCCAAATACCGACTTAACGGCGTCCACGATGGGTCCTATGAAATTTTTGATTTTCTCTATACGTGACTTGATACCTGCTACAATACTATCCCAAATATGGATCACCATATCTTTTATAGACGTAAACGTATCTTTAATACTTTTGACCGCCATACCAAACGCCTTAACCATCGCCTTGAAAAAACGGTCGGTATTCATTTTGATGTCAAGCCATAACTCTTGGAAAAAGTCACCTAACAAACGGAACACGTCGAAGTGCACGGCCAAAGCCACAAGTATGGCTATAAGTGCCATTATGCCCAATACGATGAGCGTTACAGGGTTAGCCATCATTACAAGGTTGACTAGGGTGAGTACCCCGATTAGTACTTTGGCAATCACGATTAGAGTACCTATAACCGCAACGATAGTCGCAATCGTCTTACCGTGCTCTTTCAAAAATGAAATCACTTCACCGACTTTTTTGATGGCTTTGAAAAACATGTCTATAAGGTTGCGCTGTTTATTCATTTCCCGGATCTTCTCAACCATCTTTTCGAGCCCCTTGCGCGCGCGCTCGACGAAGTCCACAACCTTACTCTTTATGAGTTCTTTATTGTTCTCGACCCATTCCCTAATGCGTTGGGTCATTTCGATCGCGCTCTTCATAATGTCTTTAATGACGGGCGCAAGCGTCTCACCAAGCCCCGCCGCCGTCAATTGGACATTATCCTTCAAAGTGCTAAAGATGCCACTTGTGGTTTTACTGGCAATCTCCATACCCTTGAAAAACAACCCGCCGTCTTTAGTCATTGTTTCGAAGGCGGTGTTTAAGTCGTCGACGCTAATTTTGCCCGCTCGCATTTGTTTAAAGAATTCGGGCCCAACCGCCATACCCATCGACGTGGCAAGCTCCGTAAATATGGGAACGCCCGCTTCCGCAATCATATTGAGCGACTCCATATCGACTTTACCCTTGAGACTCGCTTTGGTGAAACCCCTTGTGATTGACTCCAATTTCTTGGCGTTACCGCCCGCCGTGTCGCCAAGCATACGGACGGTCTTAATGGTGCGCTCAATGTCCCCGTCCATTACGGGTAGCAATTGCTTGGCCGTGTCCGCTAAATTCTCAAATTGAAAGGGTGTGGTTGCCGCCGTCTTGTTGAGTTGATCAACCATTTCTTTGGCTTTTTTAGCGCCCCCTAACAATGGAGTAAAAGCCGCTTCCGCATCTTCAATTTTAGAGAATTGCTTGACTAGGTAGCCAACGGCTAGCCCGGCCCCCACGACACCCGCCACAAGGGCTTTGGCGGCCACTCTGGCGACCGTTTTGAAGCCCCGCACTAGTTTATCAGATACCCTGTTAACCTTGCGCAGGCCGCGTTCCATGCGACTTGTGAACCGATGTACGCGCTTTTGCATGCGTGACATTGGGCGCGAGACTTTATCAATGGCTCGAAATATCGCTTTTATTTCCAATTTTCGAGCCATAAAATCACCTCACTTTGGCTTCGTCGCTTCCCTTAAAGACGGTCTAAGTGTGTCATAAAAATACTCAACCTCATCGTAACTAAGCTCCCTAAAATCGCCTATTCCCCTAACGTCCGAAACAACCTGTAAAAACATCTCATGATAGACATTAAAAAAAGTATGTTTCGAAAATCCCTCCCGGTCTACGTCAAGCCGCACATCGGCCCCATTGCGAACCAAAAGCGGTTCGCTCACTTCACAAAAAAAAGCGATACAATCGACATACAAATATCAATATCGGCCCAATCCATCGCGCCTATTTTAGACGGTGCGACACCCGTAAACGCCCCAATTAGCGCATAGGCTTGGCCGACTTTTTGAGAATCCTTCTTTTTGTCAATTACGGCGACATTACCGCCTTTTGGCTTGATAAACGTTAACGGGTCACAATCTTCCGGGTAGTACACAACTTGATCGTTCTCGTTTACAATTGCCCTACCCGCCATAATTTCAAGCGTCAAAATTTCAATGTCTTCTCTAACGTCTTTGCGCTCGTTTTCGTCCATCCCTTCACGGTCTAAACGGAGCCGCATCGCATCCTTGAACCGCTCAAAGTCTTCAACCGCTATTTCTCTTGTAACTTTTTCCATTGTGGTTATCCCCTCCCGTTGGGATAAAAAGGCGTCACGCCCCCGTTAGGGGCGGGAGGAGCCGGGGAGCGGCCCGCGTGACGCACAAATGTTCCCCTATTGTTTGGTCAACTTACCGGGGCCCGTGAATACCACGGGGCCACTTGCACTTTGGCTCGACCTTGCAAGCTCACCCGATACCGACCCGACGCCCTGGTACGTTTTGCCCGATGCAAAAGTAAACGCGCAAGGGACGTCGATGTCATTATCCGCAATGTCTTGCAAAAACTCCAAATCGCCGTTTGACTCGTCCATTGACAAGTTGAGCCCGGTCACACTCCATGTAACGCGCGTCTTGATTTTACGCGCGGTACTATCGCCGTTTGCTGAATGGGTCGCTTCGAAGCCGCCCAATTTTACAACGGCTTCACTATCCGCCGTTGGGGAAAAATCCCGCCCGCCGATATTTGCTGTTTCTACGCTTCCACCTACTGCCGACATATTTCAACCTCCCTTAACTGGCCGATGACGCCCCGAAGTAATAGGCGAACTGCAAAGAAATGGCTTTTTGGTTCGTATTGCCGCCCACGTAAACGGGGACAATAATGTCAAGCCGCTTCGAATTTGTTTCACTAATCTGGGCCGTAATTAACGGCTTTGTTGTCGCCGGGTCACTCAAAATAGCTTTAAGCGCCAATGCGTCGACCATAGCGGCCGCGGCGGCTATTGCCGTCTTTGGCTTCTTGGCCGTGGGCTCCGTTGTGGGCTGGTTATCTGGTACCAATGGAGCTCCATTCCAACCGGCCGAACTGAAAATTAAGTCCAGATTATAGACCGCCTGTTGAAGCTTTACGACGTCACACACATAGCGCCAACGTGGGTTAGGCTCACCGGTTGGGTGGTAGAAGGTCACCACATCGGCGATTTTTACGACCCCGTCGATGGAATCGGAAGTAGACGACCCGCCCAAAATTGCCGCGTCTTGTTGCGCCACGGACCATTGCTGGGCATCCGTCCCCGGTGTCAAGCCGTCCGCCGCTCGTCCGCCGTAATCGTGCGCGGGTGTCACGTTGGCCAATTTGGCGATGCGTGCAAGTTGCCTTGCGGCCGTCACAAACGGTAGGTCATTGGAGCCCGGTGCTACCAACTGGACGTTGGTTCGGTCCGTTTTGCGGGCATCCGATACCGTAATTGATGTGGCCACGGTCGCCTCATTATTGCCGGTGAATACCACGCAGGGTTTCTTGACGTCGGCGCCCCAACGCCCCTCGCCGAAAGTCGAATAGGCGGTGAGCGCCGTTGTGTCGGCGATTTCAAGGCAGTTGAGAAACATAGACTCCCAAACATTGCCCACTTGTAAAAGGTGGGAGTCAACCGTTGGGTTAGTCGCACCATTTACAGGTTGGGTAAATGCGAAAGTGACGCCTAATGTGGCCGGTCCGTCGACCTCTAACACTAGGTCATTGCCAGAAGCGCCTTTCCATTTTGCCGTAATATCGACCGTTGTCGTACTGTCAACGGCAATAACGGGCATATGGGACACGGCATTGATTGCGGCGGTAAAAGCAGTGCATACGGTTGCCACGCTATCAGTGGCATCAATCGTCACTTCGGCGGTTGCGATATTGTTCACAACCACTTTGTAAGTGGCCGATGCGGTTGCCGCTACCGTGGGCGTGATGTCGCCCGCGGCTTCCGTTGTGCCGTCGGCCAATGGGTAGACAGTCAACGGGATAGGCGCAATACCGTCCCCATTGTCGGGTAGTAACTCACGTGACGCAAGGTGCGCAGGTGAGCCGAAACCTATCGCGTCGCCCACTTCGGTACTTGTGAAGGCTTGAAATTTAGTGGCCGCATAGGTGGCCGCCGTTGTGCCTTGGCCAAAAAGTGCAACCCTTTGTGGCAAGTATAAAACCGTTGCATCCCCGATTTGTTTGTATTCTGTTAAAACGGCCGTTGCCCGTGCTACCTGTGACGGGTCGATCGCGGTGCTAGCTACCATTTGATTCTCTCCCTTTCCTATTCGTCAAATTGCGCTTCAAAATAAAGCGCCCCGTCCGAAGCACGGTTAACCGTTGCGGAAATCAATTCGATTGTCTCCGCTTCATACTGCGGTGAAAATTCGTTAAATTGTACGGATAGACCCAAGCGACAAGCCATGACAGCTTGTGAAGCCCGGTCAGTTTCTTGCGGTTGAAACATTGTGTGGACTTGTGGCCATCGACGCCACACCACCCCTCTCATATTGAGATAAGTATAGTGGGCCGACATGATAATGTTACGCACTAGTCTAATACATCGTTGCGCTTCTTTAGCGGCCGATTCGTCCCCGGCCACATGGCCCGCCCCGCTTGCCTGTGAAGTGCCTCGGCCGTAACAATCAATATTGAACAGACCGTCCACTTTTTGGCGCTGAATGGTATCCGATGCGCCGCCATCGCTATTGTATGAATCGTACCATACGTTGACAATGGGGGTCGTTACTTCACCATTTAAATAGAGCTCCCACGGGTTAGCCCGCTCCGTATAGACTTTGAGTTCCCATAGCGTAGGATCTTCGCCCGCCGTAACGGCTAACACTTGTTGACTTGCAGTTTCTAACGCTATAATTGAAGCAATTTCATCCCGAATTAATTCGAAATTATCTTGTTTATCGATTAACGATTGTATGGGTCCAAGCGTCATACGTATTGCTCCAAATACAACACAAGTAAGTTAATACCCCTATCGGGCATTGACTTTGCAACTTTGAATCGGTGCGTGTCGCCGCTTAAATCAATGACTTGGACAACCCACGGGCGCGCGGACGTGTCCGCGATGGCGCGCGGGATCTCGCTCAAATCGGCCGCATAGACGTCCGTTAAGCTAATCGCAACGGATGCCAAACGCCCCGAAATGAATTCGTCGGTGTCAGGGTCAATCAATAGAGCAATGTCGTTTGAAAAGCCCACAAACGGAATCTCAACCGTAGGGGCGGCGGGGTCGAATAGGATTATATCCCACCCAAGCCCATTCTCTTTATCGTTGAGAATCGCTTTGGCGTCCGCCGCCGCTTGGGTGCGAATACCCATCTATTTCCTTTTTGCGCCCGCGGTCTCCAAACCAGCTTTTTTGCCTTTAATGGTCGGTTGCGGGGGCCCCGCGGCGGGTTCGTCCCCGGCCGGGTCTTCAACTTGCATTTGATGCAAAGCAGCTTTATAGTCTTGTCTGGACACGGCCAAGCCGATACTGATCAAATTCTCAAAAGTGGGCTTGCCACCCGAAAAAAAATCCTCTTCTACTGGCTCACCTTGCGCAATAACGCCTTTTAAAGACGTCACTGACTTACCGTAAGCAACTACATATTTAGGTTTATCCATCCCTATTTTCCTCCCTTATGGACATGGTCACGGAGGGCGCCCAGAGAAACGCCCCCCGTGTCCTGTCGGTTAGATTCCAGTATCAAGGCAACCGAACGTGTCGATTGCTGTTGGGATGAGCAGTGGCCGTGAGGCCAAGCCGCCCAAGAGAGTCTCACCGTCGGCGGTTACCCAAGCATTGGGGTGCAAGTCCATCCCACGGCCCACATTGCGCATGCGGCCAGGCATATACTTAAGCACTCTACGATCCGGGGGCACAAAGCGCGGAATATTGCCGAAAGTGGCGTCCATACGCGCGGCCGATACGAGCGAGATCACTTTGTCATCTGCGACAAATTTGACTTTGAGCCCGGTTTGTGGGTCTTTGAAGCGCCCGTTGTAAGTCCACACTTCAGAAGAGTAGTTGCCAATGTCGACAACACCGCGAAAGATTCCGCCGTTGCCAACCCGCCGCATGCGGCGAATGTTTCCAAGATCCGCCCGACGTGTCTCAAAACGCGCCCTGAAATCACTATCTTCCATGGCGGCTTCGAAGGATAACTCACCGAAAATTTTCATATCGGGGTCATCTAAGCCATCGTTTCGGATCACATTGTCGAGGCTTTGTAGGTCGGCCGCGATCGTTGCGTTGGCGTTGTCCCATGCCACGCCCGCGTTTGGGAAGTGTGTGGCTTTGGGTAGGTAGTCGAGCGTGTACAGGGCGGTGCCGGTATCGTCGTACAATGTGACGGTGCATGTCTGGAGAATTTGGGAAGCTTGCCACTCGATTGAGCGACGAATTTTACCCTCCAAACGACGAAAGTTTTTGAAAGATTTTTTGATTGACTTGGCTTGAAATTCAACGTCTTCAAACGGGTCGTCGCCCGGGCTCCGTTTAAGATCGTCCGTGTTCTGTAACGCAAAAGCTTCCTTGAACACGGGGGGCTTGAATTTCTTGTTTGTGTAGTCGTCGGTTGAGTTGAACCTATAACCGGTTTTAAGGTCGGTTATAACGATCGCAACGTCTTCGTCATCACGCTCGATGTCAAGCTCAACTTCCTCAGAATTGTGGAAGTTCTCCGGGGGGCTTTGGAAGCGTCCAGAGAGAAAAAGTGTCGGGGGCGCGCTTTGATTGTACGCCCTGATCATTTTGATTGTTCCGGTGCCACTCATAATATAGCCGCTCCCTTCCTTTATTGGTTATCCAAGATATTGAGCTCTTGGACGCTTTGGCTGATTATCGAGAAACTGCGCAATAAGTCCGTGTGGTATTTGGTTACGGTAGTTCCATCCGCAATGGATAGCCACTCCAACCGCACTTGACCGCCTACCAACGCGCGAATTTGATTGTCGCCATTGGCGCCCGCAAGCGCACTAGGCATAACCGCCAAGGGTGTCCCGTTGCCATTTGCTGTAATGGTCTCGACGGACAATCCCAATTTTGCGAGGGCCGTTCCCGAAATAAAATCGAGTTCGGTTGTGCCCTTGATAACGGCCGCGTCTCCGGAGACTGTGACCGTTGCGGTTGTATCCGCTTCGATACGTGTTTTGACCTCGGTTGCGGTGACAGCATCTATATCTACCACGTCACCCGTTCCGGCAGTACTGGCCGACCCCCAAAGAAGCCCGCCCGTGCCCGCCGCGGCGGCGATATCCATCCCGGTCCCTTTACCATCGTGGGTAATGAGCAATTGACCCGCCGACACTATAACCGAGCACCCGTCCAGTTGGGCATTCATTTGTAACGCGATGGCGGCATTACTGGCCGTCACACCCGAAAAAGTCACAGTTTGAGCTACTGCGGTGAAAGGGCCGCCTGTGAGAGTAACGATACTTGTGAGACCATTTTGGTCCGCCACACCACCCGCTCCGGGAGTGGTCGCCCCCCACGTGAGTGCTCCGGTTCCTGCCGCTGCTGTTATGGTTGCGCCCGTGCCAGTTGCATCGGTTGTGAGAACGACTTGACCGCCCGTTACTACCACACTGACTCCCGTCAATTGGTCCGCCATCTGTGCGGCAACTAACGCGGCGGTTGTGGTGGCGCCCGAAAAAGTTACAGTTTGAGCAGTGCCGTTAACGGTAATGACCGAGGTCAATCCGTCTTGGTCGGCCACGGCATAAGTTGTCGTGTCCGTGATGGTTGCCGCCGTACCGCCTGTATAGGTGGTAGTATCGGCGATTGTCGCGGCGGCCGCGTCAAATGTAGTGGTTGCGTTGCCCACGTCGTCGACGTCCATAATGAAGGCGTCGGCGGGGTCAAGGTTAAAGGTTCCATCCCCAGTGGACTTGAGTGCGGCGCCCCCTGGTACGTAATTGACCAGTTTGAGAGACACACTGTCACGCGCGAGCATTTGACCTTCGGCTACTGTTTGGGCTCCCGAAAGGTTCAATGTTTCGTCTTGAAAAACACCGCCCTGGTGTTCCACGGACCCAATGTCGTTATTGGTGATTGTGATATTGCTCACGCTTCACCTCCCTCATAATCTGAAAAGTCTTGCCAATCCTCGGACATACCCGCACACACAAGGTCGGCCACGGCGTCGCCCGCGTCGGCTTTATTGCCGCCCGGGGCCCCGTCACCCTTTTGGCCGTCGATGTTTTCAGGGTTGTCGGCGGTGCGGGCCATTGTTTGGGCTTTGATCATGCTAGCGGCTTGATACTTAGCCGTTATAAGCATGTCCATACCATCGCCCGCTTTGATCGCTTCAACCGCGGTGTCAAGGTCACCCGAAGCCGCCCCTAATAGAAGGTGTGCTTCGACTCTTTGGCGCTCGGTCTGCTTCCCTTCCTCAACCGCCGCTTCAAAGACTTCGCGGTGTTCCGCTTTGAGTGTCTCCAAATTCATTTTAGTCCCTTTCTCAGTTGTACCGCTTGCGGCGGCTTCTTTATTCTGCAATTGGCCCATTAGGGCTTGAAACGTTGTAATTCCGTCTATCATGCCACGTTTAAGCGCATCGGCCGCGCCAAACACGGCGCCTTCACCATAATTGGCCGATACCGATTCGGGTGGTATGCTCCGGTTACTCGCAACCGCATCGACAAACACGGCGCCCAAATCGTCAACTATCCGTTGAAGGGCGGCTAACCCTTCCTTCGTATCGACGCCTTGATTTTTCTTTGGTGATTGGCTTGACACTACCGTCACTTTGCCGGGCTCATCCCAAGCGGTTGCGGTGGCAATCACTCCAATGGACCCGACCAAACCGGTCCTACTCGAAATGATCCGATCGGCCGCGCTCCCAAACCAATAACCCGCACTTGCGAGCATACCGCTAACATAGGCCGTTGTGGACTTGGTCGAAGCGGCGATTTGTTCCGAAAAATCCGATATACCCGTGATGGCGCCCCCGGGGGTGTCGGTAAATAACACGATCTCGTTGACTTCGGCGTCCGCTTCCAACACGCGGAAGCCCGCCGACAAATCTTCAACGTTGGCCAGTCCAAAAAAGTTGGCTAACCAACTCGACCGCGGTACAATTGGCCCGGACACGTCCAAGACGCCCACGTTACCCGCCTTATACGTCTTAAAGGTGCCCTCGACACGTTGCCCAAAATCGGACGTCACGGCGTCCAATTTAAGCATTCCTTCAAGGGCACTCGGAAGCATTGCCCATTGATTGGCTTGTACGTCCGCTAAAATCCGTGGATCAGTGCTCATTGGTCACCCCTAACATGTGTTCAATTGCGTAATTACCATTGACATCGCCAAGCGCTATCATGTCGCCCGCGTCGAGATCGACAACAAAAAATTTAGATTCCGCATGGGTCGCATCGGTAAACGGATTGGTTCCACTACCACCCGACACACTAATTATTGCGCCATTTAAAAATCCGGTAAAAACGCCACCGTCCCCGACTGTAACTCCAATTTTATGCCACGTATCGACAGCAGCGTAACCCGTAGCCGTGGCAAATTTAGAAGACCCCGAGCCATTAGTGAAACGACGCATTTGAATAGAACCGTCGGTCAAAAGTCGAATAGTATACCCATCAAACCCGCTTGCGCCCGGTCCCGTCGCTTGATTGCCTATAATTTCAAAGTATGGCGCCGTGCCACTAGCCCAATACGCCCAAAATCTGAATGTACCTCTTGCGGCGCCCTTGTCACCTACCCTAAATAAGCTCGACGGTATCGCTACGACACCCCCGGTCACGCACTTCAACACCTTGACAGGCACGCCCTCAATCGTATCGGTATCGATGCTATGTGTGCCCGTTATGACTTCCCACGGGGTATTGCCGACGTAATTGGGCGCCGCAACCGCCGCGGTAGTCTCGCGCGCGGCCCAATCGGTTTTGTAGGTTACAGTTTGGGCACCCTTTTGGTATTCGGCAGTCACCCAAGCTTGATCCTTGGCAACATTAAATGTTTTTACATCTAGCATTTCACCGTTAAAAAATTCGGAACCTGCTCCAAATTCATAGCGGCCAATTTCTAAATTTACAGTATCCGGGTCAACCGCCCCGCCGTTACCAGCATTTGTACCCGCAAGTGTGCCGTCGACATATATTTTTAAATCCGTCCCGTCATTGACCCCGACGACATTGTGCCATTTATCGTCGTCAATAGCGGTGTCGGCTTCAATTGTAAACGCGCCGCCCGACCTAAAAATTGTTAGTTCAGGTTCGCCACTCGTTGTATCGATACGCATCAAATATGCCCTATCGGAACCGTCGTCTTTAGAGAATATACGAACGGCTTTTGACGGGGTCTTAACCCAAGCGGCCAAAGTGAAAGCTCCGGTAAACCTTAAACTAACGGGGTCACCTAAATCAATATAGCTTGACGCCCCGTTAAAAGTTAACCCGTTACCTAAAATTGTATTTTTAGGAATTACGTTTACCCCGGCCCCATCATTTCCGTAAGACGATTGATCGTAAACAGTACCGCCCACAGGTCGCATGTCCAAACCGAGCACTAACCCACTTTCGGCGGGGTCTATGGTCACACGGGATTTGGTGTGGGCCGTCACTTTAGATGGCCACCGTTGCGCCTCAAGTGCCGCGTAGACTTGCGCGTGCTCGGTGGCGGTCAGGGCTTTAGAGAACCATAGAACCGCCGCAACTGTTTGGCCAAGCACCCTACCTGCGGCCGCCCGGTTACCAATCACTACATCGCTATTATCGGAACCTTTATTTAGAGCGGGCGCCATTGCGCCAACAATGGCCCCGTCGGTATAAAAATTGGGGGCGGCGCCGTCGGCCCAATCAAAAGCAAAACATTTTGCGGGTGCTATCGACGCGCCAATCGCGCCTAAACTAGCCGCTATCCCGTCGACACCAAAAGCTACCGCTTGTTCGTTATTTTCGATATATGCGAAAATCCCGCCCAATTGCTCGTGAAAGCGCTTCGAACTATTCGCCAAATTACCGAACGTATCGGCCAACAAATAGACAGTAGTCATGGCGTCATAATTGCCCAAATCCACACTGGTATCATACGGCACGGTTATAAGTTGCGATTGGCTGTGAAAGTCGGCCCCCGCGCGCGTCAAACTAGTCGCCGTCGGAACCCCGTCATTCCCATTGCCCGACCAATCCCGATACGAGCCGGAACGATAGTCATGGTATAAGACGCAACCGCCGATTGTGTTGAGTAAATCTAGCATAGGTCGGCCACCTGTAATGGTGTTAGAGCTTTACGCCACACACGAATTGAATTGATTTGGCCTATAAATAGCCCGCCAATTGAACACACGGCGGGGTCGGCCGCCGTCCAAGCGGTATTGTCATTGGCCAAAATGATATTCCCATTTAGCCAAGCGGACGTGTCACCCGTTACGCCCGATATTATCAAAATGTTACGGCCGCCAAATATCCAATATGGCCCGTAATTGGCCAGTGGTATGTCTTGCACAATGGTGTTACCCAATTGCACGCGCAAGGTATTGGCCGCTTCTTTACGGATAGTATACCGGGCGCCCGCCGACGCGTCCAAAAACGCCCTTGCGGTCCCGTCATTGGCTTCAAAGCCCGGTGTAAACTCAATTGCAATGGTGACGCCCGCCGCGTTATAGATACCCGTGGCGGTGGCAAGCATATAGTCGCCGCCGTCGAAGTTATACCCGTCCCTATAGCCGAGTTTGGTCGGATAGGTAGTAGGTGTTGACCCATCGCCAAAGACGGCGTGACGGCCGTTCCCTGACACGTCGAGCGCCCTCACATTGGTGGGGTCATGACTCGCCATACTAAACGGCAAATTCAGGCTCGGCTCATTGTGGTAGGTGTATGTCTCATCGTTATAAAAATCGGCCGCCTCGTCGGCGGTGAGAAGCGCGTGATAAATCTGGAATTTGGTGATCTTGCCGTCGAAAAAGAACGATGCCCGTGTACCCACTTGTAACGCGCTAACTGTAACGGGTGACCAAGCAGACACGTCATTTGCCATTATCGATACACCGTTTAACCAAGCAGACGTATTACCCGACGTACCCGAAACAACTAATACATTTTTTTGCCCAACTAGCCAATACGGCGAATACGTGCCAACAGCAATATCCCGAATTGTTACGGTACCAAGTCTGATACGCATGCTATTGCTTGCCACGCTATCCCCGATATACACAAAATAGTCACCCGCGGCAGCAAAAGGGTACCTAGTGACATCCTCGGTAGGTGCAAAATCAGGATAAAATTCGAGCACAAATGATATTTCCGCCGAATCGAAAGCCCCTTCAATGTCAGTGTACGTTAGATAATCAGTAGTCCCGTTGAAAGTGGCCCCAAAGTCCACAATAGGAGTTCCCGTAGCAACCCCGCCGTTGCGGGCCACTTTGGCCATCGACTCAAAACGCTCGTTAAAGACGCCACCACGGGCGCGCTCGGCCGGTGTCATACCCATTATCTTCACACCCTTTACGCCTAAATCTACGGGCGGCGATGGGGCCCCCTGGTATTCGTATGCGCCAATATCCGTATAAGCGGGCGTGCCTGTGCCCGTAGTACCGACCGCGGGGTCGTCGTATCGGGCTTGGCCCAAGAAATCCAGTGTAGGCGCTTCGTCGCCATCGCCCGCGTCGATGCAAGGGGACGTTGACCCAATATCGTACGGATTGTCGCCGCTACCTACAAAATTTGGGTTGCTATTTATATTTCCAGTGCCCGTATAGGCGCCCTCGACGTCCGAATACGTGACCGATACTGAACCGCCCGTGCTACTTATCGCGCCGCCTGTGTTACCCCATACAACGCAATTGTGCATTGTCAGAGTGCCCGTCGTTTGCTTGATCGTATAGTCGGCGGCGGTATTGCCTTCAAAAACACAGTTATCAAACAACCCAGTAACACCGGTACCGGCCAATTTGACCGCGCCGCCCTCGTCGTTGGCGGTATTGTCGTAAAACAAGCAACTAGTCGCCGTAAGACTCCCTACATCCGCCACAAGGGCGCCGCCGTCGGTAGTAGACGAATTGTTATCGTGCATTTTGCAACGGGTTAGCGTCGCCGACGAGCCCGTTTCAACGACTCGAATTGCTCCGCCATTGGCACAACTATTGTGGGCAATCTCACAATCGACCAAAACGACCGCCGCGGCGTCGCTCACATAAATGGCACCTGCTTCGGTTGTGGCCGTATTGCCGCTCCCGGAGCTCCCGATCACACAATCGGTACACGTGACCGTCGACGAATAACGGACGGCAATGGCGCCGCCCCGATTGGCCATATTGTCAATCATAGTACATCGGTTGAAATTAACCGTAGAAGTGTCCCGTATCATCGACGCGCCGCCATAGTTACTTGTGTTCGTCCCACTTTCAAAGACGCAATCGTCAATATCACAAGTAACACCGGAGCCACGTACCGCGCTAACCGCCGTATTGGCGTCGAAAAAGTGGAAACCCGACCAATCCGAGTCGTCTAGCTCGACAATTTGGTATGAATCGTCGCCGTCGATAATGGTCGGGTCCGTTACGAAGTCGCGCCCGCCCTTGGTTCCACTTGTACCAGTTAGAGCGCTATCAAACGACCCGAACATATCGATACCGGCCACCGCATTAATCACGCCCGTGAGTACAAATGTACCTTCTTTAACCCAAACCTCTTCGGCGGTGGCCGCCGCGATCGCGCCCGCAATAGTGCCGATAGCGTTATCCCAATCGGAGCCGTCGGCCGCGCCGCTTGGCGAGGGTGCGCAATATATTGTCACTCGACGGGCTCTTCAACGGCCGTTAATAGGCTGTAACGAGCTTGGCGGGCGTCGGCAATGTCATTAATTACCGCCCGTGTAAGCTTCCATTTTTGGCCTTTGGGGCCCTCGTCAATGACGGTCCGCTGTATTTCTTTAACGCCCATACCCGCCCTAATATGCGTCAATATTTCGTTGACGAGCGCTTCGGTCAATTTGACCTTTTTAGGCTTTTTACCCGCTTTGAGCTCCGCTTCCAATACCGTTTCGAGCCCGGGGGCTTCCAACGCGTTTATCACGTCATCGATTATCTGTTTATATCCCATTGCTACCCCTTTAATACGTGTGGTATCGAAGCGAGATCGTTACATCGTTGCTTCCCGCCGCGCTTGCAACCGCCGCCCGGATCCGTGCGTTAGCCGGTACGATCGGGGTTTGGATTATCGTGTTTTGTGTCGCACTTTGGACTGCCGTTCGGACAAATCTTATTCGGCCGACTTCCGTATCGCCCGCCCCCTGGTATAGAACGAGTTCATAGGTATCATTCGCCGAAATATCTTCAACGTCAATGGCGTGGATGTCAAAATCGTCCGTTATGGTCGAGGCCGGTACCACTTCGACAAGTGACCCAAGCACCCATGAAGCGCCCGCCGTAGCTGTCACGCCCCCGGCCAATGTCGGGTACACTTTAGAGATTGCATGCGCGTGCTCTTCAAGTGTGTGCGTAATGGCCACAAGGGGCGTGCCCGAGTGCCCATCGCTCTTGTTGCCCACAACGTCGGCGGTTGTGACATTATCGGCCGAATTGGCCGCGGGTACGTAATGTTCACCGCTATATGCTGTCATAGTAAAAACTCCAAATTTGAGCCACCGTTGAGTAGCCTATAATCGAAGTGTAAAACCATTTTAAATGATTGTTCGGAGCCGCCCGCGGTTGCCCGCAATTGGATATAAGTATTCGCCCCGAATTTTTGATTGACCGTAAAAGGGCGCCCCGCGTTTCGATCTTGAAGCGTCTCTAACACCCCACTTGTTGCGCCCGATAGGAGCGAATATGTTTGGGCCGATAACTGGTCTTTTGTGAAATACGTATTAACACCCAAATTGCTCAAAACGATACCATCGGCCGTCAAATCGGTTGTGGTGCTACCATCGTAAAGGGTCGCATAAACGGCCGTTACATTATCCATTAATGTTACGTCGGTTATACGGGCCCATTGGTTGAGTATTCGGACCGCTCCGGTCACTTGAAATACGTTTACAACTTGCGCGCCTACGGGGAGCACAATATCGAGTTCTTGCTCGAAATAGAGCGGCTCACTACGCGACTTTGAGCTATATGAAACGCCCATTTTAGTACAACCTCACGCCGTAGATAGTCGCGTCGGCGTCGTCGGCGGCGCCCGTTGAAGCGACAATTGTAATTCGTAAATAGGTGTAACCGGCCAATTTCTCGGCATTATCGGCAAGTATCGCGTCGGCGGTCCAACTGGCCGATCCAAATGTAGCCGACCCAATATCCTGATACGTCCTCGAGGCCGCCGCAACCCCCTCATCTTGACACGTGCCTTGAATGCTAATTGTCACAGTACCCGAACCACCATTGAGCTCCAATTGAAAGAACCCTTTGCGGTAGGTATCCATCGATACATAAACGTAGTAGGTACCGTCTACGATATTGGTCACATCATAAAGGGTGTCCGCTTGCCCGCGCGCGTCGATGGGGTCGATCTCTTCAACACGCTCGCTACGGGTATCGGTTGTCAATGCCTCGTCGCGCGTTTGAAGGCGCTTTGTAGCGTCGATACCGGTCACGTCGTACTTGCCGACGCCCTCAATCCACACGGCCGCCTCGTGGTCCGCTACGGTAAGCACGGCACTTGAAAAGGTGATGGTACCCGCCGCGTATGATACGACAAGATCGCCGCTACCCCGCAGATACACCCAATCATAATCATCGGCCGCCGCGTTTGGTCGCAATCCAACCGCTACGATACGGGTCTCATCGACGGTGAGACCTGCGGGCAAGCTCGTTAAATCGATTTCGGTTGTGCTCGAAATTGTGGCCGTAAAGTCGTCGCGGAGGTTGCTATAACCATACTCACCAAGGGCGGCGCCTGCAAGGGCGCCCGCCGATACTTTGGCACTCGCTTCCGCCGCTTCCGCCGCCACTATTTCCGATGCGCTATTGGCATTCAATGCCACGATCTCAGCCGCGCTGGCCGCGTTAATCGCTACAATTTGGGCCGCCGCGCTCGCCTGTATAGCCGCTATTAAAGCCGCTCCGGAGCCCGACCCAACCGGTACATTACCTATGGTTAGATTATTATTGCTTTGGGTCATACCGCTACCGATACCTTTCCAGCCCGGCCGAGCGCTTTGACATAAATATCCGCCGCAACGTCTACCGATATTGGAAGCCCCGGCTCCGGCATTGGCGCCCCGTCAACAGTAGCCAAGGGCGCCGCCGCCCCCGTTGCTACATATGTGTGGGCATATTTGGCCCCGGGCTCCATAATCCATACATTGCCAATCTGGACGTTGGTCGCCACTATTGTCCAAGTATTCAACGTAATATCTACTTCGACCGGTAAAGCCATTATTTACCCGCTTTCTACTGTCATGTCTTCAAGTGCTTCAACCGCACTTGAAAGGGCGTCAACTACGTCTACCGGGGCGTCACCGCCCTGTTGACTAAATTCGTTTTGGATTTCTAGCAAGGGACGGAGCGCCTCTGCTTTGAGCTCATTTTCTTTTTTAAGTCTTTTGATGTTTTTCCGGAATTTGGTACCTGTAAGCTCACGACTTGACCGCTCGTTAGTTGCCCAACCTTCGGTTACCATAGTTTTGTAACCTTTGGACTGCTTGGCTATATCCACACTGGGCTTGATAGCGCCCGACCAATCCGTCATAACCCAAGCCCCAAAAATATCCCACTTCATAGGGTCAAACCGAGCTTCTAAAAAGCCCGGAGCGGTTATTTTAGCGAGCGCCACGGCCGATACTAGCCACTCAATAAAGCCCGGTTGTAATGCGCCGTCACCGATTCGGGTGCGCTCCATATTTTGATAAATTTTGAATTCATTTGTAGCCGCTTGGGAAGCACTATAATTGTGCGAAAAGCCTAATTGTAGGATTTCGGGGGGCACTTCATTAGCCCAAGCAATTGCCGAAATAATCGCCGCTTCAAAATCACCAAAATTGACGTCGGTACCTTGTGTCGAATAGGGGACGGGCGTTTCACCAGTTTGTAGCTCTTCAAAGTATAGCCCGGGCACGTGCTCCGCAATGTCAAAGGTGCGCTCGGTACCTGTGTTGTCCGCGGTTGTACCCGCACCCTTGCGGACCGCGCCGCCCGTCATGGGCAACGAACCTGGCTTGTCCAAGTCTTTTTTGACGAACATTGCCACAATGGCATTAATAACGGCTTTACGTACCGCCGCATCACGGTAGCGATCTACTTCTTTTAGGCTTTGAAGTACCAATGATAGAATAGGTTGCCCGCGGACGTCATCCTTGCGCTTGTCCGTACCGTAGAATAACCATGCGACCTTGCGACCGGATTTCGGGCCGTATGCAGGCACCCTTCGGGACCCTTCGTCTTGGGTTACCCAATACGCCACGTGGCGCCCTTCGGCGTCGAGCTCAACACCGTGCTTAATATTTCGCTCGTCATCGAAATCAAATTGTGGCGTTTCCACTAGACTACCGCTCACAAGTTGATATTTCGGAAATCCGGTCTTTTCGTCGATATGAAGAACGATCAATATGTCGCCTTCGACCAACGATTCCCGGTATATTTCTTTTTGGAGCTCCCCGAACGTGCTCTTGCCGAGATAATCACACACTTTAGGGGATTTCGACCAAATAGCGTGCAAATTTTCGACTTGCTCTTGCCAGTCAGTCAAGCTGTCATCGGGCACGCCAATTACTGACTCATCGGGGCTTGATTCCACCCCTAATCCGGTATTGATTATATTCGTAATTATCCGCCGTATGAGCCCACGCGCGTATAGATTTTCGGTAAACAACTGTGCGGACCGCTCCCGAAGCGTCCAATAGTCGATCTCAAATACGTTAGTCGCACCGAACCCGCCAAAAAACTTGTCGCCGTCATAGATAGCGGCATTGGCGGGGCTTGCGAACGAGTTAGACGCTTGCAAGTCGCTAACTTTGACCGTTGGCGCTACTGTCATCGCCCCCACTTCGGTGTTATTTTCTACCATGCGGCGCCTCCGGTATAGGTCGTTTTAACACATCTTCCGGCAAGCCCACAGATTCAGCTATTGCCTTTAAAACATCTTCTACAAACGCATCAAATTTCTCGTCACGCGTCACCATGCGGGCACACTTTGTTTGACCCCGGAGCCCGTTTGACGACTCTCCCACACGGCCAGTTGGTTAAATAGCGAGTCAACTAAATTGGATATACGGGGGGCGTCTTTTTTAGTCACCGTGATGGTGCTTTGGCCGGTCTCTAATGTGTATGATTTGTTCGCGGGGGTGTCGTCTAACAGTAACACGGTGAGTAAGTCCGAAGCGGCAACCGCTTGGACTTTCAACGCGTCGATTCGGGCTTGTATGAATGCGCTATCCATTGCCACCTTTGCCTTATTTTTGGCACATGGTAGCACTGTAAGACGGTTTAGCGATTTGTCAAGAAAAGAATATTCCGTCACTAATATAATCCCAAAATTCTTCCCATGACACGGCTTCCCGCTCGAATTGACGGATTGATATATCCCAAGCGATGATTTCAAGTGCGGCATTACCCATCACAAGCAGATCCCAGAGCTCATTACGCGCGTTACCCGGGCGATACCACTCATATGATTTGTGGCCTTTTTTGTCGATAATCTCGCGCCGTGTTTCCTTCGTGAGCTCTTTTAACGCGGGATCCGGGGTGTCGATGGGGGCGTTGAAGTGGTATGCCTTTTGTGGGCCGTTAACGGGCAACCACTCACGACGAAGCACGGGCGCCAAGCGGTCTTTATAATGGTCTACTAAAATTCGATATCCAATTGTTCCCGCTTGCGTCTTGAAGGGTGCGAACTCGAGTATTTTTTGGTTTTTAGCTGGCCGGTCACGTCCAAGCGTCGGAAAAACGCCCGTTTCATACTCGTTACAAAAGGTGGTTACCAGGTCATTCTCATAACCCGCATCGATGAGAGTCATTTGAACACGGTACTTTTTACCATCGTTAGCCGCCCACTCTTGCTCTTCTATTACTTCACGGAGCTCCGCCCACACGGATGACTCGGGGCGTAAACAACCCTCTTCTGACTCATCGACAAAGCGCTTGTACTCAATCAAAAACATCGACGGCCCCCGTGTCCATCCAAGCACGGCAACCGCTAAAAAGTGTTTGTGGACGTCCACAAGGCAGGTCAAAAACAGTATCGGCCCCCCGGCATACTCAATCGCAAAAAGATTGGGCACTTCACCCAACCTGTATTCTGACCGACGATGGGCCGATACCATTGTAAAATGTATTTTTGAGCCCATTACTTCGAACGACTTGCCCAATACGTTATTATAAAAAACCTGGAATTTATCTATCGATAAAACCCGCCGCTCTTTTGGGTCGTACGCTTCCAAAAACATACCAACGCTCTTGTACCAGGGTTGCATCCCAATGGGTGAATACAGGGCGGGCAAGTGGTAAGACCGTATGTCGGGCTCAACAGGGCGGGCCGTGGGCTTCCAATGGGCGCCATGATCAAGCGCGAATAGCTTTTCTTTGTCGTGTTCAAAGTGTTCATGGCCACAATTGGAACACAGGTACCTGACCGACTCATGTACTAATTGGCCGTCGTCTAGGTCCCACTTGAACCCGAAGTCGATGCGCTTGTCACTGTTGTGCCCGCTCCAACGGAGCTCTTGTGGGAAGCTACACGCCCTGCAAAGCACCATATATTTACGCTGGTCACCCCTTAAGTATTGGGCGTCTATCAATGACTCATTCTTTAACAGCGGAGTTGAACCCCTAAAGACCTTGCGGTTAAGCCAGTAGCCGCTTGTACGATCGGTAAATAGCCTGTTGGGGTCACCGTCTTTGCCCAAGCTCGTCGGCCAACCGTCTAACTCGTCCATTAACATGAGCAAAATAGAGAATTGACGTGCTTTGGAAGGGCTTTTCGCTCCAAAAGGTACCATGTACCCGCCGCCAAGCCATTGGATATGATTTTTCGTGATGCCGCTCTTGCGCTTACTTGACGTGTCTTTAGAGGCGATGAGGTGCGATAGACCACTGTCTTGTATCATCGGGATAAAGTTGTTTTCGATGCGGGCGGCGCTCAACTCACGATCGGCCGTCACGTACATGCATGGTACCGTGCGCACTTCGAACGCGTAGTATAAAAACACACTCTCTAACAGGGTAGTATACGTGATTTGGACGCCCTTTTTTAGGTTCACTTCGCGGACGTGCGAGCGGACGTCGAAACATTCAAGAATTTCTATCATGAAGGGGTTGACGTCAAATCGTATGTACCCGGGTAGGGGCGTCACACTTTCGGGGAGGTAGCGATGTGTCTCATTAAACTCTTGTATACCCCTTCGAACAATCTTCGTTGGAAGCGCTTTTATCGCTTTGTCAAGCCAATCCCGCCCGACGTCATCAAAATCACGCATCACGCCCCCTTCAAGTTGCGTGACATCTTGGCTTTAGCCGGTTTAAGGTAGCTCCCAAGGATGCCCGATATGTATTCTTCAATCTCATCGACGGACCGATCACTTTTGGCCATCGCATGCGACTTTGTTGCGATCGTTTTGGCGCCATCGGTGAGCATTCCACGAAGGGCGGAATCCAATACCATCATAACCCCCACGTGCACGAGTTCTCGTCTCACAAGAGTACCTTCTTTTTCAGCGTTTTTTAGCCTAACTTCCTCGATTTTCTCTTGCATTTTTATAGCCTTAAGCCAATCAAGGAAGCGAATGTCTTCACCAAAATAATAAATTAATTTAGATAGCGATAAATGTGCTAACTCACGCATATCAGCCGCTAATTCCGCCATTTTAGCGCGATGGCGTGACTCCGCTGTTTGGGCGTCGGTCCACGCGGTCACCGCTTCCGCCGTCGATGAGCTCTTTTTGGTCATCGGTTTAGTAAATTTTGAGTCAGTATGCCGTTGAATTCTCGCTTCGATATACGCCACGGCGTCGGGGTGCTCTAAGTCAATTTTTCCGCCAATTACACACTTGTGGAGTGCCTTTCCCGGTTGGCAATGGGCGTTTACAGTGGGAGTGGATAGACCCGATATGTCCGCAAAGTCCGGTTGGGATACTAATTTCATCAATGATATGTACTGTGCATGCCGCTAACTGTCAACTAAGTTGACAAAAAAAACAATTTCAATACAAGTGTAATTACAGTGGGGCTGGAATTCCATAAAATCAGCGTGAGAGGCGGGGGCGTGAATGAAAAC